TGGTTCGCAACATCCCAACTGCCTTAGCCAAAGATGCTATGAGCATAGTGCCGCTTGATAGTGAAAAAGCGATGCGCAAGTGGATGGGTGCTGTTGGTGAGTGTGGATTAGCTTTGTGTCGTGGTGTACCCATTATGCAGAGTTATTATTCCATGTATCACAAACAAGGCAGCACTAGTAAAATACGAGATAGTGTCCAATTTCAGACTGGTATCCACATGCTAATGCATGACCTCCAAGGAGAGTCAACTCAAATAACTGAGGAAGCTCGCGAGGATGTTTACATTGCGTGGGGATTAGAACCAGATATGCAGGTAGACCTAGAGAAGATGTTCGGAGAACGACAGATTTCCTATGGTTCCCATGAATATGGTGACCACAGTGAGTACGAACATATTACACTCTAGGTCGTGATAATTATCATGTATTCAGATAATTATACCGGACCATATTACAGTGATGGTAAGTACCAGGAGAGTGTACCCTTTGGGGATGCACCTGCTGATACACCATTAGCTCAACAATCACGATTACACGATACCGCTTACTATTATTATAAAGATGATCTGCATCGGAAGGCCGCAGATGAAATCTATTATAATAACCTCAAGGATATTGATGATCCAGCTACAGTAGTGGCACGAAATGCAGTACGGCATGGGAATGTCGCCGTGGATGCTGGATCACGCTTAGCCCATAATGTGGCTGTTGGCACCAATTTATTAGGTCCTTTGGGAGCTATTGGTGGGCTTGTGTATACTGGACTCCAGAATATACACAAAGCGTCACAAATGCTACCTGGCGGGGCCTATGATAAAGCAAAATCTGATGTTTTATCATTGTATGCCAAAGACCCAAAGGCTAACATGTCCCTTCGAGGATCTGCCAAGAAACCAACTAAACCAATTGATATTCCAGTGCCACCCACTGGGACTTCTACGACGTCTCAACCAGTGTATGATCCTTATTCGGTGGCAAATAATGATCCAACGCACGCGCCAGCAGTGAACGATAAGATGTTGTACTTTGGAGACCCGGCCTTTATGTCTGCATGGCAGAAGCACCGTCGGAATCTCTATAAAATACAACGTCGTCGCCGCAAGCGTGTATACATTGAGGGGTGATGTCGTGATAATACTAACCATATTATACTTTCAAAATTATTCTCCTATCTTTTATTAATAAACTTTCACTATGGTACAGAAGCGCAAGATGCAGAAGAAGCAGTCACAGCGCCAACGCCTACCCAAGATGGCTGGACCACCGGGACCGTTTGGCCCGGTTTCATCCATATCTACT